TCGCCCCGCGTGCGCGTGGATCTCGCTCCCGCCGCGCCGACACTGATCCCGGGCTCGCTCGAGCTCACCTACGGCGGCAAGACCTACCTCGACCGCGCCGGCAAGCTCTACACCGACATCACCCCGAGCAACCCTGGCGGCATCGAAGCGGGCACTGTCAATTACGCCACCCTCGACGTGCGCATCACCTGGGCGCCCCCGGGCGCAACCGGCGCGCCGACGATCATCTCCGCCCTGGGCCGGTTCGGCGACTGGACGGCGACCGAGGCCGTATTCCGCACCGAGGCGTCGCCGATCAAGCCGCAGTCCCTCAGCATCACCGCGACCACCTCGGGCGCCAATTTCGGCGCGGCCGAGCAAATCTCCGGCACCTCAGACGCGGACGGCGTGATCTCCGGCGCGTACATGCTCGGGACCGTCAACTACGAGATGGGCGTCGCGCGCGTACAGTTCGGCACGCATGCCGCCGGCGCGATCACGACCCCGCGCCCGGTCGAAGCCGATTCCGTCAGGTATAACGCCGTCAGCTACCGCTACCTCCCCCTCGACGCCGACATCCTCGGCATCGACGCCGTGCGCCTGCCCGCAGACGGCCGGGTGCCCATCTACCGCCCCGGCGACCTCGCCCTGGTCATGCACACCGCCGAGACCGCGCCGCAGACCGTCACTAGCGGCGGCGTCATCAACTGCGGCCGGGCCCGCCTGGCGTGGGTCCGCGTGCTCGACGCCGACGGCGACACCGTGGCTGCAAACTACACGCTCGACCGCGAGCTCGGCACCGTCACCATCACCGACGCCACCGGCATCACTATGCCCATCACCGTCCGCCACACGGTGGCCGACCTGCGCCAGATCACCGACGCGCAGATCACCGGCGAGCTCACCCTCGCGCGCCCGCTCACGCACAGCTACCCCGCGGACGAGTCCATCGTCGCAAGCTGCCTCATTCACGGCGACCGCCGTGCCCGCGTCTCCGCCGTGTGGGACCAGCAGACCTGGGACGGCACGTGGTCCGACGCCCGCGTCGGCTCCGAGGCCATCGCCACGCTCGACACCATCGCACACCCGATCACGGTGACCAACGAGGGCGCCGAGACCGAGCGCTGGCTCCTGCGCTGGACCACCACCACCACCGTCGAGCTAATCGGCCAGCGCCGCGGCCTCGTGTACAGCGGCCCATTCACCGCCGACATCGCCCCCATCAACCCGCGCACCCGCAACCCCGACGGCTCCGGCGGCGTGCCATACCTGCGCATCCCCGTCGCCGCCAACGGCGGCGGCTGGAGCACCGGCAACGTCGTGCGCATCAACACCGTCGGCGCGCTGGCCGATATCTGGATCGCGCGCAGCATCCAGCAATCCGACGCCCCCTCCGGCGACGGTGCAGACGGCGTCGAAATCTACGCCCTCGGCAACGTCGATCGGCCGTAACCAGGAGCACGCAATGCCCAAGGCAGACACGTCCGTAAAGTGGTTCCACTCCGACATGCCCAACAGCCCGATTCTGCGCGGCGAGCCGGGTGCGCTGATCGAGCTGCTCGACGCGTGCCTCATCGGCGGGTTCGACCCGCGCACGCCCGACAGCATCACCGTGGCGGGCGAGGTCGCTACCGTCACCCTGAGCGGCGGCAACCCGTACGACAAGCACGCGGTCGTCGCGATCACCGGCGCGAGCCTCGCGGGGCTCAACGCCGAGTGGCGCATCGCCACCAGCACGGCGACGACGTTCACATTCGCGTGCCCCGGCGTGGCCGATGGCGCAGCAACGGGCGCGACCGTCAAGCGCGCCCCCGCCGGCTGGGCGAAGCCATTTGCGGATGTTAACGTCGGGGTCTATCAGTCGCTCGATCCCGCGAGCACGCAGCTGTATCTGCGTCTCGATGACGCTGATCCGAAGTGGTCACGGGTGCGCGGCTACGAGCAGATGACAGACGCCAACACCGGACTCGGACCTTTTCCGACCATAGAGCAGTTCGCGCTGACGAAATGGACGTGGCCAAAGAGTTACACCACGAGCACGCTGGCGCGGAGTTGGGCGCTCGTGGCAGATGGGCGCTTTTTCTACTGGTTCCCCATGTGGCGAGAAAACACCGTAACCAGCCCGGATAATTGCGCGTCCGTGCAATTTTTTGGGGATATCGCCGAGTTCGAGCCAAGTGATCGATATGGGTGCATAATTTGCGCTCATTCGGAGAGCAGCATGAGCTTTCCGATGGAGTACCATCCCGGCGTCTCTGGATCGGTGAGTGCGAACAATTACGGCCACTTCGCGGCCCGGCGCGCAAGCCAGCTTGGCGGCAGCGCACTCACGCGCATATCGTACCCGTCCGGCTCCGGAAATTGGGGAGGGCAGGGTGTCCCTGCGCTGCCGGCCGACGGCCTCGTTCTCGGGGCTCCCGGGCTGGTTTTGGACGGAGAGTCGTCCGTCAATCCCCTGCGGGGAATGATGCCAGGATCTGCCGCGTCCGCAGCCCGAAAAAGCGGCGAGGCCGAGCGGTGGAGTGTCGTTGAAATTGGCGATGGCGCCGTATTGATAGGCGTCCGATCTGCGCTATTGCCGCGCTCGAGCGGCCCCATCAGTGGCTCGTGGGACTACGTGGCAATGTGCTATCTGCGGATCGACCGGGCGTGGCGATGATCCGGCTGGATTTTCTCTACCGTGCCCCGCTGCGTCTGCCGGGGTGGCTCTCAGGCTCGACTGCGGTCGCGGGCGACCCCGACAGCCCCGTCCGCCGTCGCGTACAGATCGTGGAGTCGGTCGTCAACGCGCACGGGCACGCACTGCCAAATATTGGGCGGACAACCTGGGTGTGGGCCGACCCCGCTGGCAGCTGGAAGGTCACCGGCCTCGATCCGGCAAAGCGCTACCACGCCATTGCATACGACCACACCGGCCAGTACGACCCGGTCATCAAGCTCAATCTCGTGCCCTCAGTCGATTGACGTGATCCTCTCCCCCGCCCACCTCGCCGCCCGCGCCGCCGCTGCCCGCATCGCCGCCGCGCACGCCTCGCTCGACTTGCTCGCCGGCGGCGCGGCGCGCGTCGAAGTGCTCGATGCTGCCAGCGCGATCCTCGCGCTCGCCGTCATCCCCGCGACGCCGGGCACGGTCGATGACGACCTGGTGCGCATCCTCCTCGCCGCGCCGCTCGAGGGCGTTGTCGTTGCCGCCGGCACCCCGGCAAGCGCCCGCATCCGCGCCGGCAACGGCGGCCTCTGGGCCGAGGGGATCACCGTCTCCGACCAGGCCGGCGTCGGCGAGCTGCAGCTCGACACGCTCGACCTGCTGCCCGGCCGGTTGCTGCGCATCCTCTCCGCCGAGATCCAGGGCTGACCGTGTCCTCCTCGCCCGTCCTGCTCCGCTTCGCCGCCCCGGTCACGCCCACGCCAGGCCCCGTGCCGCTGCGATTCGGCGCCGCGGAGCTCGCAGCGGGCGAGGCGGTCACCGGCACGCTCGCCGCCGCGCTACCGGCGCCGGACCTCCCCGGACTCGTGCTGATCGCCACCGCGATCACCGAGACCGAACTTTTCCGCGACATCGGCCCGGCCGTCATCGCCCCCCACGCCGAGCGCGATGACGGTGGCGGCCGCGCAGCCATCGGCCAGCGCCGCGCGCAGCCCACCGCTAGCCGCACCCTGGCGGCGCAGCAACACGCCGATCCGCTCGCCGTCGGCCAGCGCGCCCGACAAACCGCCACGCTGCCCATGCAGCAAGGCGCCGCGGCGCCGCACACTGCGGCCGATCCGCTCGCCGTCGGCCAGCGCGCGCACTACGCCGAGGCCACCCGCACACAGCGCCGCTGCACAGCGCCGCATCAGCACGGACACCCTCTGCGCCGCGGCGCCGCCGCCAGCTACGCCGAGGCCATCCGCACCCGCCGCCGCGCCCGGGCCGATCACCAGCACGGCACGCCCACCCTGCGCCCGGCCACCACGCGCCACACCACCGGCCGACCCATCGCCGCCCCGCGCGCCGAGCGCCATCAGCACATGCTGCCGCTGCCCGTCGGCTGGTGGCAGGCCACCTACCCATGGCCCGAGCCGCCCGCCGACCCCNNNGCCCCCAGCAGCCCGGTCGCGCTGCGCTTCTGCCGCCTGTCGGACGGCACTCACGCGCTCATCTTCGGCTGCCGCCCCCGCGCCGGCCCGCCCGCGCAAGTCGTCGTCCCGATCCGGAGATCCTACATCGTGATCAACACCACCACCCTCGTGCGCGCCGCCGACGGCGCCCCGCTCACGCCCCTGCAGCTGGCGCTCTCCATCGACGTCGACTCCTGGACCTGGGGCTTCGACGCATCGATCCCCGGCGCCGATCTCGCCCTCGTCGAGCCTGTCGCCGCCGGCGAGCCCGTCGAGCTCATCGCCACCGTCAACGGCACCACATTCCGCGTCCTCGCCGAGCGCATCGCCCGCGACCGCCGCTTCGCGGCCGACCGCCTGCGCATCAGTGGCCGTGGCCGCGCCGGCATGCTCGCCAGCCCGCACAGCCCCATCCTCACCCGCAGCAACGCCGAGGCGCGGACCGTGCAGCAGCTCGTCGCCGACGCCCTCACCGACAACGGCGTCAGCATCGGCTGGGCCATCGACTGGCAGGCCGCAGACTGGCTCGTCCCCGCCGGCAGCTACAGTCACACAGGCAGCTACATCGAGCACGCCCAGCGCATCGCCGAAGCCGCGGGCGCCTACGTCCAGGCCGATCGCATCGCCGACACCCTCCATATCCTCCCGCGCTACCCGCTGCTGCCGTGGGAGTGGGCTGCCGCCGGGCCCGACCTCGAGCTACCGGCCGCCCCGGTCGTGCGCGAGGCCATCGAGTGGCACGCCAAGCCCACGTACAACCGCGTCTATATCAGCGGCTCCGACGCCGGCGGCATCCTTGGCCAGGTTACGCGCGCGGGTACTGCGGGCGATGTTGTGGCCCCGATGATCACCGACCCGCTATGCACGCACGCCGACGCCGCGCGCGCTCGCGGTCGCGCCATCCTCGCCGACACCGGCAGCCAGGCGCGCATCACGCTCGAGCTGCCCATCCTGCCCGAGACCGGCATCATCCAGCCCGGCAAGCTCGTGCGCTACCTCGACGGCAGCACCCCCCGCCGCGGCCTCGTGCGCGCCGTTCGCGTCACCGCCGGCCTGCCCGCGGCCCGTCAGTCAATCGAACTGGAGACCCGCGCATGAGCAACTTGTTCCGCCGCTTCAAAGCCCTGATCCCCGACGCCCCGCTGCTCGTCGGCACCGTCGTCGCCACAACCCCGCTGCGCATCGAACTGCCCGACGGCGCCCAGATCCCCGCCCGCGGCGAGGCCGCGCTCGGCGAGCGCGTTTTCGTGCGCGACGGGGCGATCGAAGGCCCCGCGCCTACCCTGCCGGTGGAGATCATCGAGGTCTGACCCAACTTTGGCACGCCGCCATCCTGGTAGGGGGGGGCGGCGCCCAACCCTATGTTATGCCCTTGTCGCCGTGCCCGCGAAAATATGTCTTGACATAATTGTTGTGTCTAGACATAATAGAACTGTGATCAACGCAGCGCCAGCCAAGGAGACTTAGATGAGCATCCCGACCACCAAGCANCGCAACGCTTTCCCCGGCGACCGTGCGGTCGTTTTTCAGTCCCCCGCCACCGACGTGAATGGCGAAGAATGGCCAGCCGGCACGGAATTGACCCCCGAGGCCGGCGGCTACGACAACACCATCGGCGTAAGCTACCAGTCCTACACAAACGGCGCCCGCTTCGAGGGAAACCGATAGGCCCCGGTCGCCCGCTGAAAAGCGGGGAGCCGCGCAAGCAATGGGCGCAGCGACTCCCCGTATCGACCATTGAGACCATTCAGCGTATCGCGAGCGATCGGGGCATATCACAATCAGATGTCGTCTCACTGGCAGTCTCCCGTCTGGCAGATTCCGAGGCATAACTCCACGCTCCAGCGGGACGGCCTACGGCCGGCGGCCAGCTGATCCCCCATAGCATTTCACCGTCTGCTTCCTCCTCTCTCGCAGACGCGCCCCAGGTTCTGCCTGTCGGGCGCGTCATTTCCAAGACTGCGGTAAAATGCCGACAGCCTACCCACAAAAGGACGTCGCCATGCGCCCGCCCCGCCGTGCCCTCCTGACCCTCGCCGCGCTGCTGGTGGCCACTAGCGCCCACGCCCAAGTCTACAAGTGCAAGGTCGACGGCAAGACCGTCTTCGCCGACCAGCCATGCGCCACCGACGCCACGCCCATCGACGTGCGCCCCGCAGCCGGTTACAGCGCCCACGCACTGCCGCCGCTGGTGATCACCACGCCCGGCGCACCGCAGCCGATCAACGCCTCGAGCAACCCGCAAGCCGTCGTCGCCCGCATGGAGCACGCCCGCGCCCTGCGCGACATGGATCACCGCATCGACGTCGAACACAGCCGCATCAGGGAAGAAGAGGGCCGCATGAACGCAGAGCTCGCCGCCCTGCGCGCCAAGAAGAACCAGGCGAACAACAACCTCGCCGGCGCGATGTGGGAGCAGAGCATCAGCCAGGAGATGTCCTCCGTGGTCGCCCGCTACGACGTTCGCATCCGAGCGATTCAGAGTGAAATCGAGCGGCTCAACGCCGAGCGCGAAAGACTCGCAGGGCAGGGCGCGGGCCGGTGAGTCTAGCCGTGCTGCGGAACGGGGCTTGCATGGGATTTTCTTTCCTGTTGCGCTTGACTTAATAATTAAGTATGGTAAGATGCAGCCATGGTGATCGCAACGGCGCTCACAAAGACAGGGGAAGCATCATGGATCGCGAATCGCTCATCGAAGTTTTCAGTTTTTTATCTGGCTTTGTACAAGGCGCGCTCGCCGCTCAGGAAAGCAACCGCTTCGACCCTGAAATGCACTTTCCGCTGCATCTGCGTGAGACGGTGCGAGCGCTGATGGCAGCCGCTCATCAGGTGGATGAGAACTGCAAAAGTGAGGATGAAAAGTGGCCCCGTGCTGCGAATATCGTGCAGTTTGAACTGCGCAAAATGGAGCGAGAGCAAAAGGCTTCGTTGTTGCTCGGCGACTGGAGCTGGCGCGCGTTGATCGAGTGCATGCAATGATCATCGCGACGATCACCATTACTCAGTACCCATCCATGCCTTGGCGATACAAGTGGAGCGTGCAAGCGGGGTCTCTGCGACAAAGCGGCGACGTGCCGGGAAGCGGGCCCGAGGGGGCTGCTGCTGTAGCAATTGAGAAAAGCCATAAGTACGGCGTGCGCGGCTACACGATCTTTGCCCCGCGAGAAGTGCTGGATCAAATTCCCGCTGACTTGCGCAGCCGACGCAATGACCCCCGCTGACCTCGCAGCCTGGCGCGGGCGTATGACCTACACCCAGCGCCAGGCCGCCGCCGCGCTGGGCATCACCCTGGCCACGTACCAGCGCCTCGAGCGCGGCGCCGAATGGACCGACGGCGCCGCCGTCACTATCGACCGCCGCACCGCGCTCGCCTGCGCGGCGCTCGCTGCGGGGCTGTCGGAGTGGTCTGAAAAAGTGGATACGTCTGCAAAGTCTTGATTTACATGTAAGCCCTGAACTCTTACAAGGCGAATGTCGGCGGTTCGACCCCGTCAGCACCCACCACTTAACCGCTTGATTCAAAAGCGAAAACGGAAGCCCGCGCAAGCGGGCTTTCCTACTTTTACCACCGCCTAGCACAGTCACTGCCACCCAAAAACCGCTATCATCCACCCGAGATTCGCCCAGTCAGAGGCGGACGCAACGCGGCGAGAGAGAGGGGTGCATGGCATCGAAGCGCAAGAAGGGCGCGCGGTGGGAGTTCGTCATCAAGCGGGCGGGGCTGCTGGAGCGGCCCGTCTATCTCACCTTCGACACCGAAGAAGAGGGTGACACGTTCTGCCGCAACGTCGAAGCGCTGCTCGACCAGGGCATCGTCCCGCACGACATCCGCCCAGAGTCGAAGCCGGCCACGCTCGGCAGCGTGATCCGCGCGTACATGACCGAGGCGCACCCGTCCGGCAAGGACCTGGAGGTGCTCAGCACTGTGCTCGGCGCGAAGGGAGCGACCGCGGTGCTCAAGATCGACGCGCGGTGGGTGGATGGGTGGATTGCCGAAATGAAGCAGCTGGAGAAGCTCTACTATCCGCGCCAAGATCGGTGCGACCGCGCGGGCGTGCGACTGGGCCATCCGGCGCAAGCTGATCGCGCTGCCCGACCATCCGTTCCGCACATTGCCGGACGGCTATGCCACGTACAACGCCACCGACGCGGCGCTCGCGGGTGCGGCTCGGCAGGACGTGGAGCGCGCCCGGCGCCTCGAGGCGGACGAAGAGCCGCGCATTCGGGCGGCGATCCTGGCCGGCGTGCTGCCGCGCAAGCAGCGCCCGCGGGTGCTCGAGCATCCCGCCGAGCTGCTCGCCGACTTCGACCTCGCGCTGGAGACCGGCATGCGGATGCGCGAGCGCTACACGCTGAGCTGCGACCAAGTCGATCTGCGCGGCCGTCAGATCGTGCTCGACAAGACCAAAAACGGCGACAGCCGGGAAGTGCCGCTGTCGTCTGTGGCGTTGCGGGTGGTGGGCGAGCAGCTCGCACGGCGCCGCGGCGAACAGTGGCTATGGCCGTGGTTCGACGGCGACTTCCGGCCCTACGCGCTCAAGATGCGGTCGAACTGGCTGTCTAAGCTGTACGCCGATGTGTTCGACGCCGCCGGCTGCCCCGATCTGCGCGAGCATGACCTGCGGCACGAGGGCACGTCGCGATTCTTCGAGCGGACGCAGCTGCCGGCCGAGGCGATCATGAAGATCACGGGCCACCGCACGCACAAGATGGTGATGCGCTACCTACGCCTGCGCGGCTCGGCGCTGGCGGCGTACCTGTGGTGACGTGCGCCCCAGCCGCTCGGCGGTTTGCCGGCGGATCTGCTGCTCGATGTAGTCGAGCACGTCGCGCTCGAGCATGACCCACGCGCGGCCGACCTTGGCCGCGGGGATCTTGCACTCGCGGATCATCTCGGCGACGGTCTCCTCGTGGACATGGAGCAGGCGGGCGGCCTCGGTGATGTTGCAGGTGGTCATGACTTGGCCTTCGCCGCCCGCGTCGGCAGCGGCGCCCATCCGTCGTAGATCGTCTCTTTGCCCGTCCAGGTGCCGTAGATCGCGCAGCCGTAGCGGGTGAGCAGTTGCACCTTCGAGCCCTTCGGACACGTGGCCATCGGCTGCCAGTGGTAGGCGTGGTCGACGGCAGCAGAGCGGGTGCTGTCGAGGTCGGTGGTCATGGTTTGATCTCCGGTGCTGCTGCGCCCCAAGGTTCTTGATCCGCCAGTTCGGCATCGACTCGCTCTTTCATGTAGCCGATATAGGTTCGCACCGCACTGGTGTCCTCAGTAAATCCACAGAGGCATTCATAGCCGTCGCTTTCTCGAAAAATGCTGTAGTACAGCAGCGGCCAGCCGCCCATGCACGGCTCGCGCTTTACTTCGATCTCGTGACCTCTATACGAAATCTTCATCACTCGCCCTCCGGCTTCGGCGCTGCTGCGAGTGCAGCTCGAAAAGCTGGCGTGAAAGTGCCGGATTGGTCGCGCACGTTGAATACGCGGGCAAAGGCGGTTGTCATTTCTTCCGTCGGCCAATCCTCAAGCACGCTCGGCGCGGGTTCTCCCATGTGAGTAGGCCCGTTAATTTCAGCGATGAACTTCCGATTCAGGTCTTCAGCCTCAAGCGCACGCTTTTTCCAGATCGCGGCTTCCTCCATCGCGCCTTGGTAGGCGTCTGCAAAACTCGGCGCGGGCTGTGCGCCGGGGAGGGTGTAGAGCGGGATGTAGCTGCTTTCTGGAATGTTGCTGGGCCGGTACTTCAGGTCTGTCACGCAGCCAAAGCTCGGTACGTCCAGTCCCAGTTTTCTAGCCCACGCAACCGGCTCCTGCTTCTCTATCGCCGCGATCTTGGCGCGCAAAGCATCGTTCTCGCACTGCAGCCTTTCCGCTTCCAGCGCGATGTTCACGGCTGCAGCGTTGGCGTTGGCGCGCTCTTTCTCAGAGGATTCAAGTCGCTCGATCATCTCGATCGCCGCGTTAATCGCCTCGCCGATCTCGCGCGGGTCGGGCTGCGGAATGTCCTCGTCACCCCTTCGCCACTCGTTGAATTGCCGCAGGGTGGCGGCGGTCTCAGCTGGGGTCATTCGCTTTCTCCGGTGGCGCGGGCGATTGCTGCGCGGGCTTTGCGCTGCTGCGGCCCGTCAAAAGGGCACAGCAATTCCACTAAATCGACCATGTCTTTTAGCGCCTCGAGCAGATCGGGCGCGGCGGCGATCAGGCGGGCGTTTGCAGCCAGTTCCTGCGCCTTTGGCAGTGCGTCATCAACGCCTTTCCTGATTCCATCGCCGTAGATGAATGCGCCCTTCCAGTCTGCGGCGCTCACGATGTGGCAAAGTCCCGCGCTGGTTGGTGCGGTGCGGAGCATCCACGGCCCCGGAGTAAAACTATGCGGCATTTCGACTCTCCTTTTGCGCGCGACGAAACGCGCGAGTGGCTTCGGCCTGATTGCTTCGCTTGATGCTTGCGCTGTGTTTAGCTCCGCGCGATGTACGACCGTGCGTTTCTCGGTCGTCTGCGTTTTCTTTCGCAGTGCCCCATGCCAGGTTTTCAGCCCGTGAGTTCAGTTTGTTTCCGTCTAAATGCCTAATCTCATGCTGCATCGACGGGCGTGGAGGAAGATAGTCGCGAGCTACTAGCCTGTGTACGGCCATGCGTGTCCGCTTACCGTCGATGACCAGCCGAACAGACGGATACCCATCTGCATTTAGGGTTTGTGTCATCTCCCTGCTGCCGTAGCCGCGCCAGTTGCTAGACACCGAGAAAACTCGACCGTCGCGCGTTATCTCATAACCCGGCGTGTGCATCGTCATTTCCCTGCCTCCGTCACAATCAGATCAACCACGGCATCCGCGATCTCGCCGACGCTCGCGTACTCGACGAAATACCCATCGCCGCCCATCGCCTTCTGAAACCGGCGCCACGCTGCGGCCTGCTGCATCGTCACCGGCCGGCGCGTCGGGCGCATCTTGTGCAGCTCCATCACAAGCGCCCGGATCTGGCTGCGTAGCGGCTCGGCAGCGGCCAGCAGGCCGGCGCGATCGGGATCGATGTTGAACCGGCGCAGGGTGCTACCCGGCGAGCAAACGACGAGATGCGCGCCAGCGGGGTAGCTGTCCCATTCCTCGTGCTCGGCGACGAGGCTTGTAGCGCCGGCCGACTTTCTTGTAGAGGGTGGTCATTGGCTTCACGCCAAGCGCGCTGCGGATCTCTTTGCGCGCCCGCTCTGCTCCAGCATGCCGCCCCATCGAGTAGGCGCGGCGTATCGCCTCCAGCACCCATTCGTGCGGGTGAAATACATCGGCTTGCTCGGGGGCCTTCGGCAGGTAGTCGTGATCCTCTTGCGAAAGCAGCGCCTCATCGCGCGCTATGCTCAGCAGTGTCGCTTCTTCGTGAGGCAGCAGGTTCCATTCACTCATTTCAGATTGCTCCTTGCGTCTTCGCCGCAAACCAGCCGCACGGCGCATGCATCGGATGCGGCCCGCTCGGGTGCTCGCAGCGGTCGTAGCGCTCTACCGCCTGCCCGCGCGTCAGCGTCACCAGCACGACGTAACCGCAGGCGCGGCAGGACGGTGGCGCGGTGGTCTGTTGGTTCATGCGGCCTCCTTACGATCCAGAGAGCGCGGCGAATGCTGCCGCAGCCACTCTTGATACCTGCCCGTTTCCAAGGGCTTTAATCCGGTGTGCCCGATGGGCCATCCCATCAACCACTCGACCCACTCGGGATTCAGGCGCATCGGCGGGGTCTGTTGGCCAGGGCGGAAAGATTCCCGTTCCACCGAGTAATCCAGGCGGTCGTCCGTGTCCGCGCGGTTGTGATTCGGCGACCATCCCTTGTAGGCCGTGGCCGTGGCCGTGGGCCATGTCCGTTGCGTCACCGCAGTAGCCAAGCCGTCGCCGGATTTCGCGCTCGCGCCGCTGCGGTTGTAGTTGCCGCACACTGTCGGCGTGGGCCACAAGCCAACACCTATCCCGCTGATGGGGCGCTCCGCAGTCGGATGCCGATAGACGGAACCACTGCGCGTCATACCCCATGTCGGCAAGATCACCGAGGACCACGGCAAGACCTCTTCCCACAAGCAATGGGCTGTTTTCCACTCTGACGAAGCTGGGTCGTACCTCACCGATGATGCGGGCCATTTCGCGCCACAGGCCGGAGCGCTCGCCGTCGATGCCATTACCCCCCCCTGCGGCGCTGATGTCCTGGCACGGGAAACCGCCAGAAACGACCTCAGCAACGCCTCGCCACGGCCTTCCGTCAAAGGTGCGCACGTCATCCCAAATTGGGAAAGGCGGAAATGTTCCGTCGTTCTGTCTGGCAATGAGAACGGCTCGGGCGTAGGGCTCATACTCGACGGCACAAACGCATCTATCTCCGAGCAGCTGGCCGGCGAGAATGCCTCCACCAGCGCCCGCGAAAAGATGAAGCTCATTCACGCGGCCTCCCTCTTTTGCAATTTCTCGATCTCCCACGCGATCTCCGTCGTGCGGATCGCGCTCGTGACCTGCCCCGGCGGGATGTCCGCCAGCCGCGCCACCGTCGCATCGAACTCGTCGCGCGCCTGCTCGACCAGCCTTGGCGTGAGCGGCTTGTCGGCGTCGAGCCGGTCGGCGAGCACGGCCATGTGGTACAGCCGCAGATCGGGCGCAAGCCGGCCCCAGCAGTCGATCCAGCCGCGGATCGCCGGTGCGATCTCGCACCACTCGGCGCGGGTGGCGAACTGCTCGTCGATCTCGGGCATGCGCATCACGGCGCGGCCGTCTAGCTCGAACACCTCGCCCTGGCGCAGCATGTCCATCAGGTTGCGCATAGGGCGGGCGATGACGTTGGCCTTGCGCTCGCGCTCGGCGCGGGCGATGCCGTGCTGTAGCCAGCGCGGCAGGGCGGCATGGCGGCGCATGATCACCGCGCCGTGTGCCGCGTGACGTTGCCCTGGCGCTCGATCACCGCGCCGTTCGCCCGGCGCTCGATCGTCACCGGTTCGGCGGGCTTGGCCTTGGCTGCCAGCGCGACCGGCGACGAGCTCTTGATCTCGATCAGGCTCGACGACACGGCCATGCCGGTCACGCGGGCGTAATCGCTTTCCGCCTTAGCGGTGTTGATGATGGTCTGCGAGACCTCGCAAACGGCCTTTGCGCGCTCGACATCGATGTCGCCTGACTTGACGCCGGCCAGCACGTCGAAAAGGTGGCCGCGCAAGGCGTCCATGGTGTTCGTGGTCATTCGGTGATCTCCTGGTG